CCTATAGAATCTATAAAGGTTAGTGCATGTTGATGGGAAAGGTATAGCATCGTTTACCGTTCCTGTAGTAGCAGGGTTTGTTATATATTGGTTCTGAATCTCACATCCATCTCCACCCACATCTTGAATACCCTGATCAAGCACCACCTCAACATTATCTCCAACAAACCAATCAAGCATGTTGTCATAATTAGCAGAGGCAATCATGGTCTTTTCTAGGGTATATATCCTTCTTTCACAGGCACCATTACCCTTGCCTACACCAAGTCTTTGGAACTTAAGGTTTATCTTTATTCTACTGCCAGCTAGGACAGGATAGTCTTGAAATGCCCAAGTAGGATTTAAAGGATCATACCCAACTGTACGACTTAAGTTCATTGGGTAAGCCAATATAGGATATTCACCAGCGGTGTCCTGATTTACCTGAATAGTACCAGGTGCTATAATGGATAGGTCATTAGTTACCGTAGAGAAGTTATTTGGATTAATCTTAATGTACACGCCAGCTGGCACAGCTACATCTAGAGTTGGATCTATAACACTTGGTATCTCAATGAATCCCTCTACCTGAGACTCTTTCTCAAGAACAGTAGTATACACACAGCTTTTAGTAGGACCATTAGTATCAGCCTTAACTATAAGCCTATCACCAGCCTGTACCTTCCTTGCATTCTCACCCTCAAGCAAGAAGAAAGTATTGTTAGTCAGTGGGTCATTGAAGAAGATGCTGCTATAAATTGTGTCGTACGTCTCCTCATCAGGCTTGATAACAAACTTGTATCTAGTAGCCCAGTATGGTGGCTTCTGTGCTGTTGGTATAGTTACCTGAATAGAGTTCTTACTATCAGATGCAGAACATGGTATGTGAACCGTATTATTTGGACTTACTAATGCAGTGGTTGATCTGTTAAAATCATCCATGTAAACAATGCCAATCTCGTATCCTCTGTTGCTATGCAAGCTTCTTGGAGAATCTATCTTCTGATAGAACGCTTCAATAAAGGTGTATGAATAGTACTCGTATACGTTTACAGTAGGGGTAGTTGTGTTGTCAACATACCTCATGGTTAGCAACTGCAAGCCAATAAGCTTACTAGCAGGTGTTGTAATTATACCAACCCCTTGACCGGCTGACGAGATACCACTCTGATATTTAATCAACGAATTCAAGTTGTTTGGCAATGCACAGTTAAACCTATCAGTGAATGTTGTCCCATTACACGAGTTAGCTACTGACTTAATATTGCCCACTGCACCTACAGCCTCTTGAAACTCTGTGCTGGTAGCCATCTCATATACTGATCCATAAGACTTAGGCAAAGTAAATGAGAATGTAAGCGATATGTTGTCCGTAGTCTCCGTAGGGAATGGTGTGGTTCCTGCAAAAGAATTATGATCGAAAGTCATCTCGACCGTAATAGAGGCCCCTGTAATCAGTTCAGAATTAGAAAGGTCTAAATACACCACTGCATTAGGGATAGTCTGTGCAGAGCCAAAACTATACACTCCTGAATCAAGCGAATCATTAATCTCAACATTGGCTACCTCTTCAGATATCAATGTAGTAGTATACTCCAAATCTACTGGAGCACCACTGGCATCCAGCATGTCATATCCCTCGACATAGTTACCATACATGAGTCTATTGCCCATGATGGTCTGCGCCTTAGCTAGTAATGGCACGTTGTCAAATAATCTAGAGAGCTCACTCTCTGGAAGTACAGTAAATATTTTGCTGTTTGTAAATGTAAACGTATAGTCAGTATTATCAAGTAGCCCCAAGTCAGACTTGTTAAGCTTCTCAATAACCTTAATGACATTGCTAGTGGTCTCTTTAAATAGTAAGTCAATACCAACCACAAGTGGGCCACCTGTATTATAAGTTACAATTGCAGTATTAAACTGGTTCTGCATACCATCATTAAGGTAGCTATTAACACTAAAGTCAAACGGCTTAGGCTTAAACGCTGGCTCAGACCACTGAGAAGTAGCAGAGTATTCTCCATTCTCATATAGATATCTATACGCAAAGCAAATGAATCTGCTCTCCATGAAGTTCTCCTCATCGCCTGTATTTATCAATTGAATAGTAGGTGACTCAACCGGTGGCTTCTTAATAACAAGAATAGACTCAGCACTAAACTGGTCTATGTTACTCACAGGATCAGGGTAGTTCTTTAACCTGTTTATAAACCTTGGCGGATTATAATCATCGGTAAAAAATATCAAGTCATCAATAATGTTTACCCCTGTGATAAGATATTCAGAGCTAAAGTTTAGTGTGGTATTCTGACCGCTTCCATCATTGATACTAATCAAGTGGTATGTCAATATGTTGTTGTACACATTGAACGATACAATCATATCAAGCTTACCTGTCGCTCCTACTGGAAAGTTAGAGTCATGGATAAACCAGTAGATAGTTTCTTTTGTGTTGTCGGATATAGTGCCAATACATCTAGCTGAGGAGCTAAGAGGCGTACCATCAACATACTTAATTGTAGTTAACTTCGCATTGCCCTTAGTATTTTCAATGACCCCAATCTCAGAGTTCTCTGTTGAACCCATGCGAACATTAAGCGCATCGATATACTCTCCATCAGGAATGAGTCGTTCATCAACGACTTTATTCATTCTCCCAGCTATGAAGTTTCTTGTGATATTCGCCATATTATTTCAACCACTTGTCCATGCCACGTAGGTTCATCAATAGTCTACCTGGGTGAATGTTACTCAATCTTATTTTAGAATTTCTTAGAAGAGCAGTCTTCTCTTTCCTTGCACGGTTCACAATATACTCCTGTACACCAAGCTTAGCGTTCAATATTTCATACGTAATGTACGCATAAATAAATTTTTCAAACAATTTATTTACACTGACACTTGCATCATTCCCATTCTCCATGCCATCAGACACATACTCTAATATCACAGACTGACCATACATATCTGAGTTGAAGTTAATCACACCACTCTTGGCATCTATATTAAATGTAGGGTTGAAGTTAGCAGTCTCATTATTAAGACCATACCTAGCACCAATACCATACTCGAAGTACCATTCTCCTCCTCCTAAATCCCATCCCTCCTGTCCATTGTATGGGCTCTGCGGATTTAAGTAGATACTCTTCTTTACACCCTCCAATCTTTGCAAGTCAATATCAGAAAACTCAGGAGACAATGCATTGCCTTGGTTGTCAAACAATATCTTTCCAGTGTTGTCCTGCAAGTACGCCTTAGCAGAAAGGACCTGAATGTTCTCAGTCAATGGTCTTAGGTAGCCATCCTTATATAGGTTGACTCTAACCCAGTTGACATAGTCTGATGGTAGGATATATCTAAGCGTATCATCAACAGTCAGCTCAAGAACTTTTATTTGCTTAAACGCATCATAGTTTAGTTCTTGTATCGCTCTCTTGGCATGGAACAAAACTTTATATCGTTCCTCGTTATTTATCAAGGAGTGGTTTCCTGAGTACATCAACAAGAAGTTGTTGACAATGTCCTGTAGACTAACATACTGATATGACCCCCAGTTTGCATCTCTAGGAGTTAACCCATCATTTTCGTAGTATTTTTCTTGAGTGATGTATGCCATGATTATACAGATTGTTTTTGTTCCTCAGCTCCACCAAACTGTACAGCCTCAATCTCACGGATAGACATGCCAGCATACTGAAGAATCTTTGTGACTAATTTTATCTCATCCTCAATAGGTAGCTCAAAGTCTTGGTATCCTAGCCCAGGAGATTGATTGAATACAGGCTCTCCATTAGTAAGAGTGGTATATGTCCACTTAGGATCTTTTGGGTACCTAAAGTAACTAGCATCCACCTCGTTAGGAAGATTAATTGTTGATGGGTACACGGTAAGTACGCTACCCTCCTGAGTATAAGCAGGATAAGTTTCAGTTGGAGCGGTCAAGTTAGAGTTGACCAGCATAGTAATTTTTCCATGAGTAACCTTCTCTGCTTCACCCTTGAATACCCTGGTTACACCAGAGGCATCATAGCAAAGAATCTTATTAATCATGAAGTAATCAAAGCCAGTCGTTGTTACCGATGGAAGATAGTATCTATTTGAAGCCGCAGTCACCTGAGTAAGAGTAGATGTCGTAGCAAATATTTCAATAGCTTCTTCTAAAGTTTTTCTAACATCTGCATAGTCGGTACCTGATACACGAGCGTTCTCCTTGTTAATAGTATTGTTATACTCAGAGAAGTACTCCTCAAAGATTTCTAACTGAGCCTGCTTGGCAAACAGGTTGAAGTCAGAAGGGGAGATGT